ACCACATGATTTTCCTGCGGTTGGAGAGTAGCCCGCCCATGATCACGAAATCGCCGATGGTGCGAACGTTGTGTGCCTTTTCCCCCACGGGGAAGTTGGTCAGTGGAGCAAAATTCGTATTGGCATCGACATCACAGAACTGTGGCGTGTCCCCGATCTGGACCGCGATCAGGTATTTTCCGAACATGGTGAAGGACCACAATTCACCAATCGGCACGGTGTAGCCGCTGCCCACCTCGACCCAGCCGGTAAACAAAGTCCAACGATAGAGCTTGCTGCGGGTACCGCCGTAAATGCGCCACTCACCATCGGTGGTGCGCGCCGAGGTCAGTCCGACCACCGGCCCGGCCAGTGGCGGAGGGGGAATGATGCTGTCGGTGAACGGCACCAGATCCGGCACCGGCATGTAGGAATTGATGCCGGGAAATACATTCTCAACGTCGTTGCAGAACTTGCTGTCAAGGGTGGCAATGTCTGGCCGCCACTCGTCCCACGGTACCGGTACTTTTGGCATCAATTCGGCTCCCGCGCCGCCTTAACCGCAGCTTGCAAATCGAGAAACTTCCGGGTGGCTTCTGGCGTCGTCGTTCGGATTTCCTCGCCGTCCTTGACCAGCACAACTGAGCCGCTGCGATTGCCGAGCATGTGTTGGAGTAATTGCGGAGTGTGATAGATCACCACCAACTCTTGGCCGCTGTCGAGAATGGCCTGTTGCCGCTCGGTCAATGGTAGAACCCCCATCACCTCGCCGTTACCGTCGTAAATCTTGAACATCAAAAATAGTCCGCGGTTCGTACCGAGGGCGAGGTCGCGCCGGTGGTGAGCGCGGATAGCTGGATCAGTTCGGCAAATTTCTCGTCGCGCAATTGCTTGTGCGCGATTGCAGCCTCGCCGTTGCGGGCAAGGATGAACAGTTCGGTCAGCGCGCCTTCAAGGTACAGGTCGGGATGATCGCTGATCAGCCAGTTAGTACCATTATCGCCATTCTGGGTGCCGACAATGCTGGGGATCTTCTGGTAGTAGTGGAATTCGTAGATGCCGTCCGCATTGTCGCGCGGGCGAGTGGTGAATATATCGCCGTCGATCGTGAACACCTTGGGGTTGCCGTGATCCTGCTCGATCCACGTCGATCGCAGATAGGCAGGGTGGACGTAGTCCAACTCCACCGACGGCGTTCTGCCGGTCCACAGCACCGTGCGCCAGAGCAGATAGTCATCCGGCACGAATGTCGAGCCCGGCATGATGACAAAGAACGGCGAGGACAAGGTGATGTCATCGGTCGTGAGCACAGCCATTGCTTCCTGCTGCCGGGTACGCAGCCGGCGATTGGCCACCGCCTCAAAACTGGTAACAGCGCGAGCGTAATTAGCGGCAAACCGCGAATGAAACAGCGAGCCGCTGAGCTCGGTCTTGAGCGAGCCGTAATTATTGATGATCGGCATTAGGCACTACCTTCTTTGGCCGGCCTGGTCCGCGTTTCACTGGCGGCGCGGTCAGGACTGCGATCTGTTCCTCCAACGGCGGCGCCGGCGGCCCGGCATAGGCAAACGCGGTGAACTTGGGCGCCTCAACAAACATATTGGGTTCAGTCTTGATCTCGACCCGGAAGGTGCGGTTGTTCTTGGCCTTGCCGATCATGTACGGATCGTCCACCGCCACCGGCACACCAATTGGAAATTCAATCCCGCACCATTGCACGGCTGGGGAACAGCCGTCTTCGCCGTCCCCCAGCCAGGTGAGGTAAACCGGATCGGTCATCGGATCATCCAATGTCGGCCGTTACGGGCAGTCCAGTCGTGTCGTCCACATTTCCGCTGATGGTTACCGGATTGGTCAGGTTATGAATAAAGATGTAGTTCTGCGCGAGTTGTGATTTCTGAATGCGGTTGTTGGTGATGGTGACATCCTGCGCGACGTTGGCATTGATGCTCTGGCACAGGATGCCATAACCCAGTTCCGAGCCAACGTGCGCGGCATCGAACAGGCACCGATTGTTATCGATCACCACGCCAGAAAAACCGCCCCCTTCGGTCTGCAGGATGATGCAACTGGTGTCCCAGCTCACGATCGTGTTGTGCCGGATGATCAGGGACGTAAACCCGCCCGCGCCCTGAATGCCGTCAATATGCGATCCAGGGCCGGTGATGGAAAACAGTCCGTGAATGTAGTTGTCGTGAATGTTCATCCCGGTATCGCCGATGACGATGCCGTTGACGTAGCCGCTGATGTCACAAAACCTAATCTCGATGTTGGGGGCGAAGTCCGGCGAGATACCATTGGCCCCGCCAATCCCGGTCAATAGGCACCGCTCGACCAGGCACCCCGACAAGGCCGCACCAACCGTGCTGATGGCGGCGCTGTCCTGACTGTTGATGATGCAATCTCGTATTATAACGTTGGGATGTCGGATAATGACCATGCCATTGTCGATCTGCCGCTTCTCGACAATCTGTCCGGCCGACGAAGTGTTGAAATTTCCGGTTGTGGTGGTGAACACTGTGCCCGCTGCGGGTCCGGTGTTGCTGGCGTTGGGCCAAGTGCCAGCGCTGCTGGTGTCCAGAGCGATGCTCTGGATATCCCGCCGCTGCACGACGTAGCGAACGATCACCAGCGCAGAGCCGGCATTAGCCGGCGTTCCAGCCTGGTCATATTTCAGGGTTATGGAGGTCGGCCGCGCCAGCGGCAGCGACGACGGCATGGTCAGGGGTACCTTGACCACGCCCAGCGGGCCGATCGCCGTGCCCGCCGTGTAGGCCGATGGATTGGTGCCGCTGAAGTCGGACTGACCGATGACGATGTTGTTCTGCGTTCCGGCATTGAATGCCGTCGTGGTGTAGACGGTGATGTCGAGGACAACAGCATGTGGCGGCAACCCCCCGGCGAAGACGGTCGCCGGGGAATTGTACGCCAGCCGGCTAGTGATGACCTGTGTGGCCTCGCGCTGGGCGTCCTGAGACGGGGTGTTGCTGGCGAAAAGCGTCGTGGCCATGATTGCCTCGCCCCAGGGGTATTGCTTACGGAACCACGAACCGAACCGAGAGCAGCCCGGTGCCGGCCGTGGCGGCGGTGCCGGTCTGCGTGTAGGACGCCGTCACCGTGGTTGCCCGTGACAGCGGAATGGCCGTTGTCGGCAAGGCTGGAGCCGCAACACCGAGCGGGCCGATCGCCTGCGCCGACACATAGGCAGTCGTAGAGGTGCCGGTGGGATCGGTAAACCCGACATTGAGGTTGTTAGTGGTCACCGCATTGAACGCGGTCTGAGTGTGGAAGGTAATGCCGGTGATCGCAGCATTGGCCGGCAGTCCGCCGACATTGATTGTCGTCGGGCTGTCGAAATTGATCCGGGCCAGCATGACCTGTTCAACACGATAGCCCATGTCCTGGGAAGGAACCGCAGTTTGGAGATTGGCAACCATTGTTGTGTTCCTTTCCTTAATCCGAAGCCGAGGCGAAGAAGCCGGTAACGACGCCCCATTGCTTCAGGGCGGTGCCAGCCTTGGGATGGAGTTTGTACATTTTCGCAACCCCATAGGCCGCCTCGATGCCGACGCCTTTGATGAATTGATAATCATCCTCCTGCCGGAAGGTAGGCTTCGCCATCTGCGCATAGGCAATGGCCGCCGCCTGCTGGCCGCAGAGGAAGACCGGCTCGACCCTGGCACTAGCCGCGCCCGCCAATAGCAGATTGCCACCCGAAGGGACGCCCCACGGGCCGGGATTTGCCGTCGTTCCCACAAAGCGAGAAATTTCCGGCACCAGGCGGACGATCACGCCGTCGTAGATCTGATCCCCGTCTTGAAACAGCGGATTGTCGGGCGCACCATTGACCTGCCGGCCTTCTCTGGGCCGGGCATCCTTGTTCACCACCGCCAGATCAAGCTTAAGATCACGGAACGAACTCAGACCGGCGAAGCAGACATAATACTCGTAACCGTCGCGGGTTTTGTAGGGCCGAATGCGCGGGTCGGCATTCATCGCCACCCGCTTCATCAGCGAGAGATTAGCGGCGGTGA